TTGAGGCTCTTTTACATAAGCACCCTCATACTTTGTCTCTTTTATATGGTCTTCTCTAGGAGGCACACATATATTTTTTTTCATTAAATGGTTTGCTATCAAAGTATCCCATACTCTAACTTGTGAAAATATATCACCATAGTTTACTTTACTTTCATAGGCAACAGTTAATGATAGGTCAATTAAACCTAATTTATCTTCTAGGCCATCAACAATCTCTACGTCTTGTATATTGTAATCAACAAATGATTGAAAGTCTTTCTCGTACCATTCTTTAAATGTAGGGTATGGCATTTCATCTTTACCACGACCAAGTTCTAGTTGACCAATAAAGTCAAGTTTATAACTCTCTTGTCTTTGTGGTATGAACCATTTGTATAAGTCAAGGTAATCTAAATTAGTAATACCATATAAGTCATAAACAGTTTGAGTTCTACCTCTTACTTGTATTTCTTCTCTTTGTATTAAGTTCCAAGGCGACATTCTACTAGCAACTTTATCACCAGCTATTAGTTTAATTCTATTCATTAAGTAAGGTAAATCAAAAAACTTTGTATTCCAACCTGTAATAATATCTGGATGATTTTTTAACCAGAATTTCATAAACTCAAATATAAGTTCTTTTTCATTCTTACATTTTACATAAGTTACATCTGTTCTATCGGTCTTAAAGTCGCCTACGCCCCAAGTAATAATCTGTTTGTTAGTTTGATTTTTAACGGTAATACAAAGTAATTCTTCAATAGGATTTTCTACATCTGGAAAACCATTTTCACAACTAGTCTCTATATCAAGTGTAAATATTTTAATAAACTCTTTTGACCATTGTATATTTTTAGTAAACTCTTTACCAATATATTGATAATGGTATCTTTCAAGTCCATAGATTGGCGAGTTTTGTGTCACAACTTCTCGTCTAAACTTACGAGCACCGTCTATATTTTTAAATGTAATAGGTTTTAGATATTGACCTTGTAAATTTTTATATTCCGTTTCTTGTTGTGTCAAGGCATACAAAGTAGGACCAAAGTCAATCTTTTCTTTGTAATCTTTACCGCCGTGAATACCACGAACAAGTAATTTACCTCTGTGTTCAATAACTGATTTATAAAAGTTCATAATAAATTTTGGTGGAGGATACAGGAGTTGAACCTGCGACCTCCTGAATGCAAATCAGGCGCTCTCCCAACTGAGCTAATCCCCCTTACAATTTATGATTATCAAGCAAATGTGCTATCAAACCATTATGTTTTTTTTCTAATTGAATTTGACAAGCTAATCTACTTCTCATACGATCATAGTTTTTTTCATATTCAATTAATTCTGTTTCAGCAGAATCATAATCTGCCTCACCTACTTTACCTATCCATTCTCTGTCTATAATAACGTGACAAGTGGCACAGGCACAACAACCTGAACAATCAGCAGGTATTTCATCTATTGATGTTTTAGCAAAATCTCTAGCCGCCTCCATCAAGGACATACCTTCTTCAACTTGAACAGGAATCTTTTCCTGTCCTCTCATAAAATAGACAGTAATCATTAAAGTTTAGGTACTGAATTTTCTGTAATTAAACCTGAGGCTTTTGTTATTATTCTACTTGTATTTTGTTCGTAAGATTTTAGTATCTCATCTTTAGGATCGGTCATAAAAACAATCTTATCTTTTGTTAATGTAATGGTATCACTTTTACCAAAAGCATTATACAAAGACATCATCAATTGAACAGGTTGTCCTGGTGCTGATTGTTGAGGTATAATTACAAACGCTTTGTTTAAACTTATACCTTGATCATTTTCACCTACCTTAGCGATAACATCTTCGCCAGTAGACAGTCTTAATATTTTTACTTCACTTGACATAATATTTCTCCTTATTCATTATAATATACCACACTTTGACTAAAAAGTCAATGCTATTTCTTATCAAAACCAACTTTATTTGGTCGGCCTTCTTTTTCAATTGGTCTCAACCTTTTACTTAATACAAAAGTTCTATTAGGGTTGACACTCAAATTCATTAATCTCATTAAATCTCTATTTACCAGTAAGTCTGAACCTGACCTTGGTCTTTGGTCTAAACCTATTTCTACATCTTTATAAGTAAAACCATTAAATGTAATATCCATTAATATAGTTGGTCTTGTTTCAGATGGTTCATTTGTAGCATTTGATCTAAACACTTTACTTATACCGTGTCTAGGTTTACTATAAGTTTTACCATCATATTTCCATTTAACTATTTTACCGTCATCTAAAATTTTATCAGCGTGTAAAGCACAAGCCTTTGAACCGTTACCAGTATCAAACTTACATCTTACTTTACCAACTTCATCTAAATCTATTGTTTCTAACCAACCACATTCTATAAGTGATTGTCTATCCCAATGAGTTCTATTTTCTATCCAATCTACTACATTAGCCATCATTTCTTCGCCATCTATTCTACCTGATGGTTCTGAATCTGAATAGTAATCTTTGTGTTGATAGCCTTCGTAGTCAGCACCTGATCCTGGACTACCATTAATTTCTAATATGTAAGGTTTACCTTTATGTATAATGTGGTCTACACCAACCATATAAGCTCTGGAAACTCTAGCAGATTTTAAAACTAATTCTTTTTCTTCTTTACTTAAAATGTATGGCTCTGCCTCAGCACCTCTATGTGTATTTGATCTAAAGTCATAAGAGCTATGACTTCTTTTTGTACTAGCAAATATTTTATTGTCAACACAAAAAGTTCTAATGTCAAAATCACTAGGCATATATTCTTGTATAATTAATTCTGCTTCTAATTTCCACATTGCCTGTAAAGTAGCAACTAAACCCTCGTAACTTTCTATTTTAATTACACCAACACCTTGTGTACCTGTTAATGTTTTTATAATTACAGGAAACTTACCACCAACTTTATCTAATGCTGTTTTAATATTGTTCTCGTTAGATACGAAGGCTGTTCTTGGTGTTGGTAGACCATACTTTTCAAATAATAAAGCTGATGTAAGTTTATTATCACAAGTTAACATTGATGATCTTGTGTTAATCATAAATGCTTGTGAGTTTTGAAAAGAAGATATTAGAGACAACCCTGCCTCATCTTCTAAAGCACCACCTCTAACAATACAAACGGTATCTCTACCTACAAATGTATGCTTGCCGTTTTTACCGTCATAGTTGTAAACGGTCAAAGTATTTTTGTCTTCGTCTTTTTGAGTTATGATTGTAGATTTAGTATTTACTATGATACATTTAATGCCTTTTTTCTTACACGCCTTTTGTATAAGATCAGCAGTTGTATTTTCTTTAGGGTCTTTAGAGTCAGCCACCGTGACCATAGCAATAGTCATAGGCTTATCTTTACGACCTATATCTGTCTCTGTAATAAATTCTTTAAACTTTGGTACTTCCATTGTCGCTATCTTTTACTTCCTCTTTTTTCTCGTCAACCTTTTTACCTATATTATATTTAGCTGATAGCGTCCACTCTTTTTTTTCTTTAAATGGTAATACTTTAATTTGACTTAATGGCGCCTTGTTTTCTACATTTGTTTTTTCAACTATATCAATTAAGTTCCAATCTTGTAATAAGATTGCTATTGTGTTTCTTCTTTGAATATCGTTCTCAACTAATGTGGCTTTTTTGCCATCTAAAGCAAATAATTCTTTAAAATGTGTTATAAAGTATTTACCTTGTTTGTGTAAAATATGACAAGATTGATATAATGTTTTATCTTTTCTGGATGCTACACCAATTCTTGTTAAAGTTTCTCTGACTTTTAGGAAGTCGTCTGGCTGTTTGATTGTAACTTCTAACATACTTTCAGGCGACCATTGTATTTCTTGTTCACTCATCTTTGTTTTCTCCCGCCCTTAAACAAGGACAACTTAATTTCTTCAATTTGTTTATCTGTTAATATGTTGAGAGCTTGTTTTGCTTTTTCATTACTATAACCATAATACTCTTTTACATATTGTAAATTCTTCAATTTGGTAGATGATAACCATTTACCGCCAAATCGTTTTCTCTTTCGGATACTATTTATGAAAAAATGAAATTGTATTTTCTTTGGAAGAAAGTGAAAGCCGTTTATCTCATTAGCTTGAGCTATACAATCATAATGCATTGATAGGCATTTGTTAATTATATAAGGTGGGTACTTCTTTTCCCACATAATATCGTCTGTATCTAATAACTTCTCTTTGCTAAAATTTATAGCATTAAGATAATCTTTCAATTCGTACATTATTTTTTTTCGTGTTTTTTGTGGCCCTTATGACTGCCCATATAGTAGTCACCTGGTTCATAATCCCAAACTTTTCCGTGGTGGCCTCTATAATCTACCCACCACATTCTAACTTTTACGATTAATTTACGCCAAAATGTTCTTCTCGCCATTCTATCCTCACTTAAATTTACAACTTGCCATAATTTCTGTTAGACAAGCGACCATATTTATCTCCTGGTCAGCAACAAAAGCGGATTTATATTGATAACCAGCTAAAATTAATATAGCTTGAGGCACAGACTTTGTATCTAAACTAGAATACAGAGAATCATAAATTGTTTTAAATAAATGAGAAGGCTCTTTATCTAGGTTTTGAACAACCCACTTTCTCATATCATTAAACCTTTTGTCTTTTAATGACTTTGTGAGTTCTTTTATATTCTCATTTGACATACTAAACAAAATACCACTATCAATCTTACCTCTAACAGAATATCTTTGTAGTTCATTTAATATTCTTCTAAAGTCTGGATAGTGTTTTTGTATTAGTTCAGATAAGACTTTTTTCTCAAAATCAATCTTTTCATCTTTTAGTATACCCTCAACTCGTTTCATAAAGGCCATTGCCGTCTTTACTTTCTGGCCATTTGTGATAGAAAAGTTAATTACGGTACAACGACTATGTAAAGCTGGTATAATCTTGTTTACAAAATTACAAGTAAATATAAATCTACAATTTTTGTAAAATGTTTCAATAAAGTTTCTTAAAGCAGGCTGAACACTATCAGCATTCATATAATCTGCCTCGTCAATTATGACAACTTTATGATTAGATTGTTCAGTAAGAGATACCGTTGAAGCAAAGTTTTTAATTTGATGTCTTAATGTATCAATATGACGGCCTTCGTCTGAACCATTGATTACAATATAGTCAGCACCAATTTCTTCACATAAGGCCTTTGCTACGGTAGTTTTACCAATACCAGCACTACCAGATAATAGTAGATTAGGTATTTCTTTTTGTTTGATAAAGTTAGTAAATGTTTCTTTTAAGTCTTGTGTAAGAATACACTCACTAATAGTTTTAGGACGGTATTTTTCAACCCATAAAAAATCGGACATTTAAACCTTCCTTAAAATTCAGAGTCAGGTTCTAATGCTATCCAATATTGTACAGGTTTATTTCTATTTACAAAATGACTTATCTTTTGTTTAGAAATAGCAACATCATAATCATCTGATACCATTTTAAAGTTTTCTGCTTTAAAATAAGCTGTAAATGTTTTATTAGTTTCACCAACAGATATAGAATAATCATTTGACGATTTGTTCTTTTTATCTGTAGCAACTAATGTAATTGATTTACCATCACCTTTTACAGCGACATCTGGTAGATTTAATGTCATAACACCTTTTTGAAGTCTAGCAAAGTCATCTTTTTTTAAAGTAAAAGTAACTTCTTTATCTGGCATTGTGATGTTTTTAGTAGGCGCCACAATAACAGACTTGTCAGCAAAAAAGTATTTAATTGATTGTTTAGAATTGTTATCAGCAATCTGTACATTTGAACCACCATTAAAATTAAGAGAAGGCTTTTGAAATAACTCAACTGCTCTTAAAAATTCTGGTAGATCATATATAGCAAATTCGCTATCAAACTTTTCTGATATTTCAGCCTCAGCCAAAATATTTTTCATTGTTGAGATTGTTTGTACTTTATTTCCTGGCTTAACCAAAATGTTTTGATTAATGTCAGAGAAGTTTTTTAGTACAGCAACCGTATCACTTGATAGATTCATAATTTAATCACCTCTTTCATATTATAATTTAACATAGTATAGTTTATTTGTCAATGCTGTTAAGCATTGTTTCTGGATCAGAAACTTCGTAAGGGTCGTTGTCATCTGAAAAGTTGTTAAATCCAGGTTCTTCGTTTAATATTTCAACAACACCATCATTGATTAATGCCGAATATCTCCAACTTCTCATACCAAACCCTTGTTTAGGTTTAGCAACTAACATACCCATATTACTTGTAAATGTACCACAACCATCTGGTATCATCTTTACATTTTTTATACCTAGGTCTCTAGCCCAAGCATTCATAACAAAGGCGTCATTTACTGATATACAATAAACGTCATCAATGCCTTTGTCTTTAAATTTATCATACATTTCATCATAGAAAGGTAATTGTTGGCCTGAACAAGTTGGTGTAAAAGCACCAGGTAAACTAAACAATACTACTTTTTTACCCTTAAATAACTCGTCTGTTGTTACATCTTTCCATTCGCCACCGATAAATGTACAACCACCTTTTTCCTCTGAATCACCTACTCTAAATTTAAAT